TAATCTCTGTCGATCACGGGTGCAGGTTAGCGGCAAATAAACCTTAAGGAGCTACAATGAAGCAAGGAGAACTATTTGAGAAAGACACAGCCTCTGGAAAGCAAGTTACTAGCTTACCTTTGGCTGTAGTCTATCTCTCACTAGCCTTCTTGTTTTCTACTGTAGCGCTTCTGGTTTATTTGCTTTGGGACTTCGGCATCGCCGGAAGGGTCATTCTGTTTCTGGTGCTTCTTTTGGTCATCGTGCATGCCGCTATATTTATAGCGAAACAGCTCTTTGACTCGATTTGGCCACGGAGGTAGACATGGCAACTACTGGCGAAACTGTGTGGGCGAGCTTGATTGCTCGCAAGAAGGTCACTGAGAACCCTGATACTGAATATCGTATGTGTTACCTGTCGTTCTCATTTGGAAGATACGTTACGTATTTCACACCTCGAGTTCCTATTACGGAATTCAAGTTATGTGATTACGTGTTCGATTCTCCCATTCGAGTTACTCCAGGTATCTACATCCATTTCAGCCTTAAGGTCCGCGGTGGCACTCTTGGTGAGGATATAAAGTTCAAACTCGTATGGCCCTATCTCGTTAGAATTGTAATGGAGAAATCCACTACTCTCTTCCGTTATAGGTTTCTATACCGCGAGAACCTTATACTCTGTGTATTGGCCGAGTACTCTAATCAGACGTGGTCGAAAGTCAAGAAAATATTCTTGACGAATCAATCGCGCCTTTCTAGAGGAAAACGTACAATACTCACCCCGATCCGGATTTTCAATTTATCATTGATCTCCGGAGTCCTGGCACCGAAAGCTTCGAAGCTTCGGAAGCCATACATCAGAAAAAAGCTCGGACCTTGGCAGCGTAAACCCAAGATACTTCGTCCAAGTCCGGAAGTTATTACTGCTCAGTTTAAGCGCGCTAACGAAGCTTCGGGCGTTCCGTATATCGAATTTACGGATAACCTTGAGCTTTCGCGGCGAACTTACTCTAGCATTAATACTCCGGGTTTTGGGAGTATCAAGGAATCAGCATTGCCCATCAATGGGCATACTGTTTACCTTACCAAGACCGACTATGAGTACGGGTATGATCTTCGAAAGAAGAACATATCCCCCTTCAATTATACTAATAATTGGGGGACTCAGCTTTATCCGATGGTTTCACCTTTAATGACTGCAGCTGATTCTCAGTTTGCAGTTGTTGAGAACTCCGCCATTAAGAAGTTGAATGCGCGCGCCAATCTTGGCGTGCAGGCGAATATGGCCCAAAACTTAGCTCAATATACGCAGACGACGAATATGATCGCAAAGAATGCGAAGAATATAGCCGCGAGTGTGTTTGCTCTAAGGAAAGGGAAATTTTCGCTTGCTGCAAATCTCCTCTTCAATAATGTAGGAAGATCCACCGGTAAGCAGATACGCATGGGCTTTCCTTCCAAATCGAAGTCTCTAGCCAACAATTGGTTAGAACTTCAGTATGGTTGGAAACCTTTGCTGTCTGATATCGATGAATCCATGCGAATTCTCGCTTCTTATATCGAGAAATCGTCTGGTACTCAACAGGTGAAGGCTACTGCAACGATGACTCGTCAGACAGTTGGGAAGATATTTGGGCCTGTTTCGGTGGACCCCGCGGTTGGCTTCGAAAGAAGTCAGACGCTATGGTCTTGCCGATTTGGGTGCAAATATAAAATCTCTTCTCATCTGACGTCGTCTTTGGCGCAGTTAGGTTTTACAAATCCCATAAACTTAGCATGGGAAATTCTCCCGTGGTCTTTCGTCGTGGACTGGTTCCTACCCATCGGACCCTACCTGGAGAGCCTTTCAGCTCCCCATGGTTTAGAGTTCGTATCTGGGTATAAAACTCGGTTCGGACGTCAGATCACAAATTCGCTTGTTAGTTATAATGGCAAAATGCCTGGCGATTCAACCGCGGACCTTCGTGCATATACTAATCGAACTCGAACTGTGGTCTCTCTTGTTCGGACTAGGCTTTCTGCCTGGCCCGTTCAATCGTTTCCGCAGTTTAAGAATCCTTTTAGTGAGATGCACGTCGCGAATGCGATTGCGTTGCTTCGACAAGCCTTTAAAACTAAATAAGTACAAGCGAGAAACCATTTAATGGAGTAAACCTAACCATGAGTGCTATTGCACCCATCAAAGGGTCTTCCCTTATGGGAACCGTTGTCAGAACGACTTCGGCGACCGTTGGGGTTGACAAAACGTTTGACCCTGAGGGATTTATTCTCCCAGGTGTTGCACGGTGGGTAGACCGAGCTATCGACGCCACCTATAATCCTTTAGGTGTCGCCATCGCCTACCCTGCTTTTACACTTGCAGTCAGGAAGCCTACCAAGGTTTCTAGACTGTATCGTGTAACGGCGAAAGTGGCCCTCCCGACACTCGAACAGACGTCTCCGTCAACGGCGACCGGCATACAGCCGGCTCCGACGTTAGCGTATACCCTGCAGTGTGTCATGGAGTTCATGTTGCCTGAACGTTCGACCGCCTTGGAAAGAGCTAGGCTCTTTTCATACGTTCGTTCGTTCTTCGCAACGACAATCAACGCTTCTGATGATGTCCCCACAGATGCAACGGGGTCACCACTCATTGGCGCTGTGAACAGCTTTGAAGCGCCCTATTAAGGGAACTTCAAAGTCTCTACTTGCCTCACGGCTCGCAGAGGACCTACTCAATGAAAGGAGTAAGCGTATGTCTCAAAAATACCATTGGGAGTGTGATTCTGGTCGGAATTACGAGTTTTTATTCGTAGCTTCGGCCTTAATCATTCCTTTCGTGGCATTACTGATCATGCTTCTTACTCTAATCCCCTAGGTTAATTGCCTAGGGCTGAGTAGGGCTTGTTCAGTCTTTAACAAATGAACTCTGGAGGTCCCATGTCTTATGCTAAGCATGGTTCTAGCTTCTTGAGAGAAGCCAGAACCTTCCGTGTTTCACCGGAGATTTCCTCCGGATTTGTCTCAGAGTTTCTTGAGGCCCTGGACTGTCCCCGTTCGTTAACAGTTGCTTTGCTCTTCAGAAATGGGGAGCATGAGCAGCTAGCTAACTTGGAGATAGATCCGCTCGACTATTTAAAAATAGAAGAGTTTAGGGATGCTTACGCTGCTACTAAGTTTTTGTCAAAATTCAAGGATTTAGTTCTTGGATATGACTTGGACAAAGTAGCTATGGAGAAATTCGAGAAATTCGAAAATCTCTGTAAGCTTACGAATGCTCGCTTTAGGAAGTTGGAGCTTGATCCTAAGTATAGGGGTCAAGTCGTTAAACTGCATCTCGCAGTCCAGCGAAAAATTTCCAAAATTCTAGGCAAGTTTCATCCTCAAGAGTTCTTTGATTCAGCCGATTGGGGTCCTGGCGCAACGACCTTACTAAAGGCACGTGACGCCAGCGCTACCAACAAATTCCAGTGCGAAACTGGGATAACACGTGACTTGTACGCCTTACTTCCCTCTGATCTACTTATCCAAGTTTATCCTGGATGGGTAGCTCATATGTCTGAGATTGGTTTTCCCAATTTTCAGATTGGAAATAAGGTTGTCACTGTACCTAAAGATGCAACTGCTAATAGAGTTATAGCCATTGAGCCAGGGATTAATCTCTGGTTTCAAAAAGCTGTTGGCTCTATGATACAGCGACGCCTCAATAGGTGTGGTATCGACCTTCGCGACCAGTCGATTAACCAAGAACTTGCACGAATTGCGTCGAAAGATGCAATCAATGCAACTATTGATTTCTCTTCTGCTAGTGATTCTATCTCTTCAGAAGTCATTAGGGAATTATTCACTACGTGTTCAGTGTCTGAACGCGCTATGAGTGATCTCCCGACATGGTATTCTGTTTTAGATAGTTGTCGATCCCATTACGGTCATCAAGACGGGACTTTCGTTAGATGGAACAAGTTCTCCAGTATGGGGAACGGGTTTACATTCCAACTTGAGTCACTACTCTTCTTCGCGATAGCAAAATGTTGCGTTGAAGAGATACAGATACCTTTAACCAACGCGGTTGAAGGCACTGTTTCGGTCTACGGGGATGATGTTATCATTCCTCGTAACTGTCTTGAGCTCTTTTCCGTCATGTGTGATTTCTACGGATTTACGATTAATATGAAGAAGTCGCATTTCTCTTCATTTTTTCGCGAATCATGTGGTTCTCACTACATGTTGGGAGCTGATACCAAACCAGTGTACCTGAAAGGTCACATTTCTGACGTTCTGTCCGTTTATCGGCTGGCGAACTCTATCCGGCGTTTCTCTCACCGCGGCCTTGCATCTTTTGGCTGCGAAGGGAGATTTCGGACGTTGTTCTATCGCCTTGTGAATTTGGTACCCAAGCCCTTGCGGGTAAGGATCCCAGAAACACTCGGTGATGGTGGTTTCATCTCATCATGGGATGAAGCAACCCCAGTGCGTGCTCGGCATGGTATCGAAGGATATCATGTTTGGCATGCAACGGAGGTAGGACGAACCTACCAGTCAGAAGGCACCGGACTATTATTAGACCGGTTGTGGTCGGTATCGGTCCAAGAGAGACGTAATAATGTCTCTCTAAGAGACCGTACTAAGTTGCGATTTTCTCGCTCCTTAGTTCAACGGTGGTACAGTCTCGGGCCCTGGATTTCTTAGGGCCTTAGGTTTCCCGCTATCTCCTTAAAAAGGTAGTTGGGTGGAGGGCTTTTAATTGGCCCACTAAAGAGGGTAAGCGCGTTGCTT